CGGGCACTGATGCGCTCCGCGTTCTTGGCGTAGACGCGGGCCGCTTCGCGCTTCCACTCGGCCTTGGCCGCCTCGTTGGTGCCGATGTCCACCGGCTTGGCCGGTACGGGGTCGTCGGTGCGCTGCGGGAGACCGCCAAGTGGAGTGCCCTCGTTCCACACCGTCTGCATGACGTCGAGGACTTCGGTGTTGATCTGCCACGGGGTGTCCTGAATGTGGTTCACCGCCGCGTAGCAGGCATCAATGTCGATGCTGCGCAGCTCTTCGTGGTAGGCCTTGTTCCGCTGCTTGACGAAGCGGTTGCCGGCGCGGGGCGTGAGGTAGCCACCGTAGGTGGGCGAACGCCAGCGACGGGGGCGGACCAACATCGGCAGGTTGATCGGCTCCATCGACGAACAGCGGTCGTGCTGGTTGTCGAGCCACTTCTGCAGTGTCTCGGTCGGCTTGAGGCGGTAGGTGTAGCCGCGCTTGTGCTTCTGCGCGTCCTTCGAGAACAGGCCGGTCGCTTCCATGACCAGCTCCATCAGCTTCAACCCGATGGTGGCCTTCACGGTCTCGGGGACCTCGCGACGGACGCCCTCGGCAACGAACAGCTTCTTCACCGCAGCCCTGCGCTGGCGGGAGTAGCCGCGCTGCTCTTGCGCCTTGAGGTAGCCCTTGTAGCCCACGCGGTTCTGCTCGCGGAACGCCTTGAACTCAAGGTTCTCGATCAGGGCATCGGCGATGCGGATGGCGATGGTCTGGAACGCCGACTGGCTGATCGACAGGTTCACCATCACACGTACCGTCAGATAGGCAGCCTCGTCGGCTTCCGTCAGGAGCAGATAGTCGGCGGCGTTGTGGCGGCGTCCGGCCTTGCCGTCGCAGGCATCGGCGAGGAAGGCGTTGATCGCCTCGGCGACCGGCTCGACGCAGGCCTTGATCAGGATGCGGCCCGGCGGGAGATTGGCTTCCTCGTCCACCGTCCCGGCGTCCACCTTCCAAGGCAGCTTGCGCGAGTGGTAGCGGGCAGTGCCGAGGGCGCGGCTCTCGTCTTCGAGTTCGATCTGACGGCGAATGAGGTCACGGGTGGGTGTCATGGGTATTCCTTCCGGTCAGGGAGAAGCCCGCTCTGCGCAGGCCAAGGGTTCCGATGGAGACCGTGAGGGTCTCCTAAGGGTCTCTTTCAGTGGGTGTGTTCACACCCCCGAGGGTGAGGGTTAATTGGCACTGTTGGCGCGATCTTCATGAATGTGGAAGTATCGCGCCAGATCGTGCCAAGTCGGCGCGCAGAAGATCGTGCCAGTTGGCACGGTGCATTTCTGCCCGGTAGCCGATTGATTATTTAGGGAGTTACTGGAGCGGGTGATACCACCCACTCCATACCTTTTCAGCGACTTACTCATGGCACACCGGGACAGGCTCGGCGCGATCTGTTCCGTCCGGTTGATGATCTGCGATGGCACACAGTGCGCCATCCGATCCCGCTTTTCCCCGACGCGAAGCGACTGAGCTGATCGTGTTGAGGATGCCTGCGCCCCGCCAGACGTGGCTGTTCATCAGGTGCAGGTAGCGACCGGCGGTGATCTTGATGTCGGAGTGCCCTAGCCAGTCGCGCAGGGCGACCAGATCGAGCCCGCCCTCGGCCAGCCGGGTGGCGCAGGTGTGCCGGAAGGTGTGCAGCACCACGTCGTCGAACGCGAAGCCCTTCGCCTTCATGTCCTCGCGCAGGTTGGCGAGCAGGTAGAGCGGGCCGCTGCTGCCCTTCGCCCAAGGGAACCAGCGGGTACCCTCGACGCGCTCGTTAAGCTCCTCAATCACGCGCAGCGCCCGGTCGGAGAGGGGCACGTCGCGGGGCTTCTTGCTCTTGGTCACCACAATCTCCCGCCCGTTATAGATCGTGCGTCGGGGGATCGAGAGCCACACGCCCTCGGCTGCCTCGCCAGTGAGCGGGTCGGTCCACCGCTTGCGCTTAACCCACGACGGCCCGGCGAGGATGGCCTCGGTCAGGCGGATGCCAGTGTCGAGCAGCAGGATGGCGAGGCGCTCGAAGTGCCACCATGCGCGCAGCGGCTCGGCCTGCCGCCGGTCGAGGATGCACTCCAGCAGCGCCGCTTCCTCGTCGAGGGACACGACGCGGTCCCGCTCGTTATCGACGGTGATCGAGGGGAAGTCTGGCATCGAGGCCAGCACCCCTTCGTTCACCGCGTGGCGGCAGGCGGCGGACAGGCTGCCCGTCAGCTTGCGGACGCTGGCCGGGGCGTAGCCCTGAGCGAACAGGTCGTCGGTCAGTTGCTTGGCGATGGCCGTGGTCACCTGCCCAATCTGCAGGTCGCTCGGCAGGTTGCGCCCGATGACCCGGACGTTGGAGCGGTGGGTCGCATCGGCCCGGCAGTGCAGCCACACGTCCCGGTGGGACAGGCACTGCGCCAGCCAAGCCGACAGGTAGGGCGTGTCGAGTTTCGTCAGGGTGGAACCGCTCGAGCGCGGCTTGTGGCCTTTGGGTGCGACCTCTCCGCCCTGTGCGGGGTGGAGCGGGTGCATCCCGGCGAGCCAGTCGCGGCGCTGTGCCTCGGCCTCGGTGCGGTCCTTGGTACCAAGGCCCACACGGGACCGGCGGAGCCCGCCCTGCCCGTCTGGCACCTCGGTGTCGAGGTAGTAGACCCCGTTCGGTTTCTGCTTGAGGGCGGTCATGTCACTCTCCGTAGGTGATGGCGGCGGCGACCTCGTCGATCACGCGCTGCCCGGCGTTGGTAAGGCGAAGGAACTTGCGGCGGTGGTCGAGCGGGTCGAGGTCGGCCTTGAGCCACCCCAACCCGGTCACCCGGTCGCCATCACGCACCCGGCCTTCCTTGAGGAAGACCTTGTAGGTGGTGTGCAAGCTACGGTTCACGGTAGGCCCCACAGCGTCCTTCAAGTCAGTGAAGGTTGACGCACGGCCCGCTCGGTCCGCAAGCCCGGCGGTTAGAAAGAACGCCAGTTGCGCAGCGGTCAGCTGTCTAGGTGAAAGCTCAGCGAGGACAATCAGCCCCGCTGAGAAGTTTCGCAAGGCGGGCGTGGACTGCCGCCGCTCGATCTTGTCGGTCATTGTCTTCTCCCCCGGTCGGCCCCTCGCCGACCTTCGTGTTGGTGGAACATTCATGCATTTGCAGGTTCATGTCAAGTTTCTCAGTCGGAGCCGCCGCCGATAGCGGACCCTCAAGGTTGAGAACCACACCACCCAGCTTGGGCTGACGCCAACGCTGCTCGGCCTAGGTGGTGGGGGAATACGGCGCGGTAGACGCACCGGGTCGCGAAGGAAAGCTGTTTATTAGGCCTCAGGCGGCTTCGGTTCGCTGGCGGTGCGCCCCTTGAGCAGGGCGTGGATCAGCTTGGCCTCGCGGCGGCCGATCTTGCGACCCGCCCGGTTCGAGGATGCGATGGCCGCATCGACGGCCTTGGGGTGGTATTGGTTGATCACGTCAGCGGTCTCCGTAGCTAGGGTGGGTTTCTCCCGCCATCGCGGTGAGGTTCTCGCCTTCGCCGATGCGGGCGTGTCCGCCGCTGTTCAGCAGGTAGGTGGCGAGAGCCTCGACCAGATGCTCGGCAGGGTCGGCGTTGCTGGCCTTGCGGTTCCACTCGCGGAACAGGTCAGCGGCGGCCTCGAAGGCCAGATCGACCACGCGGCGGTCGGCTTCGCAGAGGCGGGCATAGTTTTTGTGGATGGTCATGGTTCATCCTTTCATTCGTCACAGGCCGGGAGCCACGAGGGCACCGGGCGGGATTGCTGTCCAGCCACCACAGGCGGCGGGGCATAGCGGGTTGAAGGTGCCGTGTCGGCAGGGTGAGGGCGGCGGTCCCGCAGCAGGGCGAGGTGAGCGCCGGGTGTGTGCCGCTCAGGGCGGTGTCCGTTCCAGTTCACATCCACCCCCGTTGCTCGAAGGCTTCGTCGGTGGCGTCCTGCAGGGCATCCAACAGGTCGTCGGAGAGGTGGTGGGCGTAGGTGTCCATTGGTTCAGCCTTTCATGAAATCGTCAGCGCCCCGGACCGAGGCGAGGAAGGCAATCCCGGTGATGTCGTGCGTCTCGCCCATCCCGAGGGCGTCGATGGCGGCAGCCGCCCCGCAGAGACACTCCAGCGCGGCGCGGTTCCCTGCCTTGGAGAGGGTACCATCGGCTTTGCGCCAGCCTTGGGCGGTGGCCCGCCCGTTGAGGTGGTCGCGCAGCCCGTTGAGCAGGGCGAGGCGGTCGGCAGCGGTGGTGGTGGTGGTGGCGGTCATGTCAGTTTCCTCCAATCTGGCGGCCGTGGCGGGTGTATGCCGGGCCGGTGTAGGGTGTGTGGTTGGCGAGGCGCTGGCGGTCGGCTTCGAGGCCTTCCAGCAGCGCCGGGATGCGGCTTGCGCTGTCGATCAGAGACGCGAGGGCACAGACCCCCGCGCCGATCATGAAGAGGGCGATGGCGATGCTCATTTGCAGACCTCGCAATCCACGCGCTGGCCGCTTGTGGGGTCGGCATTGTTCCAGACGTTGCCTTCCCCATCGCAGGCCTCGCAGGGGTCCGAAGGGGCGGCCGGTAGGTCCTTTTCGTAATAGTACGCGGTGCGGCCGAAGCCGTCGTTCCAGCAGGCGGCGACCGGGACCTTGGCGAGGGCGGCTTGCGCCTCGTCAGGGGAGAGGCCTTGCTGGCGCAAGTGAGCGAGCGCGGCGAGCCGCGAGAGGGTGGTGGTCATGGTTCAGAGCCTTTCGATTGATACGGTGATGAGGGACCGCGCTGCACGGTGGCAGGCGGCAGGGGCGGCGGCAGACTGATCGATGACGATGCCATCCCGCAGGGTGACCACGTGGCCCGAGACCCGCAGCATGTACGTGACCCCCGGCTTGGCGTGGCGGGCCGCGAAGGTGGCGACAGAGCATCGCGGCAGGTAGCCGAGGCCTCCCGGCAGGTACGCTAGGTCGCTTTTCGGGACGTGGTGAGTGACCCGGTGCGGGACGTTCCACCGCTCCAATACAGCCATGCGCTGGCCGTGGTTCGTCTTACCCTTCCAGCGGCCGGACCGCTTCCAAGCGAAGGGGATTTCGAGGTGCAGCGCGTCCCATGCCTGCTGGAACGTCCGCCCCGCGAAGATCGCCGTGGCAAGGATGCCACAATGACCGCCCATAGGGACCGCGCCATAGTCGGCGGGATAGTCCGCGCCGCTCATTAGAACGCCCCCATTGCGAGGGTGAATGACCGGCCGAACCCGGCGGGCACCTTCACCTTTCCGGTCCGGCAATCGACCGAGAATATCACCCCGTCGAAAGCCGTGTTGAGCGGCATGATGCCCAGCGAGAGACCGCCTTCGATTTTCTCGTGGCACAAGCCAACAAACCGGGCTGCAGCGTAAGCCCCGTCGCCCTTGCGCATCCGGGGCGCGGCTTCCTTGAGCCAATCTATCACGTTGTCCGCATCCCAGTGCAGATAGACTTCAACGCCCCCACCAAGGTCGTGGTCAGGAAAGCGAACGATTGCACGATTACCCATGATGATTTTCCTTTCGTTTTTGCGCCTGTCTCCTCAGCGCCGGGCGGCAATCCGGCGGACCCGCCACTAGGGCGGGTTTCGACTAGGTGGAAGTTTCAAGCGAAGTGCTTTTTACCCGAACCGTGGGCGGCGATGGTGATGGACGCCTTAGCCTTGCCAGACGTGCCCATGCAGGCCTTGCAGGTGATGCAAGATGTCACGTTGCCCTTTTCATCCGACGCCGGGCAGGTGCTTTCCTTGCCCCGCACATTCTCGAAGGGCTCGGCCGTTACCCGGAAGGTCCGGTAACCCAAGCCGTGGGCGGCTTCCATGTCAGCGACGCTATCCGCGCTCGCCATAACCAACTCGGCCCACCGTGCCGGGACAGAGCGCCACTGGTGAGTGTAGCCTGTCCAGCCCTTGGCATTGAGTAGGGCGGTCTTCCAAAGGGCAAACGGGGCGGCTGCAGGATCGCCATAGGTACCAAGCCGGACCATGCGACCAGCGAATAGGGCGGCGGCTTCAAAGGCATTTGCCTTGGCATAAACGCCGCGCTTGTAAGCATCGAAAACAGCGCGGGGACCGTGCATCAAAGTGACGTAGCAGGAACGGCCCTTCCCCGTGCCGTCACCCCGGTGGATACAAGTGCCGCAGATAGACACATCATCCCCGGACCGGACCGCGCTGCTCGGGTCAATGTCAGAGCGCAAGATATAGGTTTGCACCATAGCGCCGGTCTTCTCATTAGTGGAACGATTGCGCAAGCCGGTTGCGATCACCACGATTGGCGCGCCGTCCAACTTGCTAGGTCCCTCATAGAGGACCACGCCATTTGCCTTGGCAAGGGCGGGCGACAGGGTGGTTTCGGCGGCAGGCAGGATATTGAACATGGCAACTTTTCCTTTCGACTAGGTGGAAGTTTCAAGCTATCGCTTGCAACGCCGCCCGTCTCGCAGGCAGCGATGCAAACGGCCTGCCGGGTAATGGGCAGGCTCCAGTTTGCTAGGGGCAACTTGTGAGCCCCAATCCAGCGCGTTCCTGTCACGCTGGGTCACCCGGCATCCCTACTTTCCCCTGCCTATGCAGTAGTGCCGCCCTAGTCGGCACCATCAGGTTTTCAGTCTGCCTTTTGGCTGGCCAGTATGTAAGGGCGGCCTATCACCCTGTCGCTAGGTTCGGATGGTGACCCTGCCAGATGGCTGTGGGCCGGTGTGTCCGTCGCTTCGATGTTTTGGAATATAAACCCGCCTGATTGATAGTCAACCGGGGTTGAGCAAAAAAAACGCAGGGTAAGTATTCGTACCTATGCCAGCGCCGCCCCGTTCCCCGAGGGTATATAGGGCGATTATGCCCTACAGCCCATAGAGCCCCGACAGAGCCCCAGCGCATGCTATATGCTCCCTATTGCGCCTATCTCGCATGATATAGCCCCTAGAGCCCCTTTAGAGCCCTTAGGAGCGCCTCTAGGGCTCTAGGGCTATGCGAGTACCCAGACGCGCTTCGATGCAACCCTAGGCCTATTTCTGGCCGCCCTACGGGCTGTCCCGTGGTGGCGCTGGTAGGGCACCGAAAGGGCACCGAAAGGGCTAGGTCGAAACAATGCAGGGCATAGCACAAGGATGCTCACACCATTGCGCTCCCTAGGTCCCCGGCCCCGCCCCCATAGCGCCCTAGCCTAGCCCCTGCCATGCCCTTGGCGCATTCACTTAGAACAATAGAGGGGAACGAAAGCACGCAATCCCTAGGCCTAGCGCCAATCGTGCCACCCTATCGCGCCAGATAGGATGCTGGCCAGCGCGCCACGCCTAGAGGGTGAGAGCCTAGAGGGAAGGCGATGGCCCGGCCGGGGCCCTATGGGGGGTAGCGCCGGTGTCGGCTGCGTATGAGGGGCTTCGGATTTTTGTAGCAAAACCAACGGGCTTCAATTAACCCTCACCCTCGGAGGACGGGGGTGCATGGATACTGCATGAGTGCTCTAAGAGTACCCCTAAGGTACCCCAGCAGTGCCCTATCAGTGCCCTTCAAGATCACCAGCTGACCCGCAGGGGCCTTGGAAGGTGGGGTAGTGGGGTGGTGTAGGGAGCATCTCCCCACCCACCCTTCTGGTACACCCCCCTCAGAGCCTCTCAGAGCCCCGTGGGTGCCCTAGAGGAGACCTCGGGTGTATGAGGGCCTACAGGCGCTCAGCGCCTTCCTAGCCCGCTTTGCGGGCAACCTAGCGTAGGGCCTTTGCAGGCCGTCCTACGGCCCTTCGGGATTCTACGCCTCCCCGCTTCTTCTCCAGCAGGGAGAAGACGGAGGTACCGGAGAAGAACCGACGTTCGTTCTCCTTCTCGACCTCTGCTGCTCGGGCCTCTTCAGCCTTCTTGGCATCTGCGTTGAGGTACTCGGACCAGTAGCGCACACCCATCGACAGCACATCGACCATGTCGTCGTGCCGCAAGGCCCCTCGGGCGTTGTGGATGTGGGTGAGCTGGTAGAGCCCCCGGTGTGCTGTGGGGGACAGGAGGTCAGCCCGCAGGACCGAGAGATCGACCACGAGGCGGTGTTGCTTCATGACTGGCTCCAGCCAGCTCAAGATGCGGGCCTCCTTCATGCCGGTCACCTTCATCCCCTCGATCCTGCAGGGGCGCAGGGAGTTGACGTGGGTCTCCAGCAGCTTGGCGAACATGCCGTCCCCGAAGTTGTCTTCGGTGATGATGGCGTTCACCTCGTGCCTCGCGCTGATCTGTGCGAGCTCTGAAAGGGTCTCGGGGGAGTACCCCTCGCTGAACCCGCCCCACCCCGTCACGAAGACGTAGCCGAGCAGGAACTTGGTTACCACGTAGGTGGTGCGGTCACGTCCTCGGCCGGAAGGGTCGATGTGCATGACGGCCCCGGTGTACGGCAGGAACTCGGTCTGGTGCCGCATGGGGCGGTACAGCCGGTCGCCGTCGAAGCCGACGTTCTCGATGTCCTTGATGGCGAGGTCGGGGTCGCTCGACCAGATCAGGTGAGCAGGTGCGACCTTCTTATCCAGATCGGTGACGATCAGGTCTCGGGTCTTCAACGGGTACCGCTCGGCGTCCGACAGGGTCGTGTCGAGCTGGAACTGCAGCAGGAAGCCGGCTGCCCGGTACTCAGTCTCGCGCTCCAACAGGTCAATGTCAGAGAACCGCTGGGGGTCCGTGGGGGCACCGCCGAGCATCGAGCCGACAGGCTTCGACAGCTCAGGGTTGGCCTCCAGATCGGCCACCAGCATGGGGGCGAGGTGGCCGCCGTAGTTGTGGACCTTGCCGATGAGCGGATAGCGCGCCGGCCAGATGCGGACCTCGTAGCCCTTCTCAGGGAGCTGCCGGTATATCGACTGTTCGCTCTGAGGGGTCCCGAGGTACACAATCTCGCCACCCGGTTTCAGGATCGCAGCGTACTCCGCCGTCTTCGTGGCGAGCTTCTCGCGCATCGTTTCGGTCTCGGAGTTCTTGACCACCTCGACGTCGTCGGAGATCACTAGGTCCCCTCGGGACCCCGTCAGCTGCCCGGTGATGCCCACGGCTTTGACCGATGGCGACTTGTCCGCCTTGGCCGGCCCAACGTCGAACACGAGGGTCGAGGAGCGTTGGCCGGGGCGGGAGCGCAGCTCATCCCACAGGCCGTCCCCGGCGTCGTGGTCGATGATCTGCTTGATGAACGAGGCGATCTCGTTCGCGAAGGCTTCGTTGGCGGAGACGATCACGACCTTGAGGTCGGGGTTCCGCCAGAGCCGCCAGACCACGTAGGCGGCGGTGAGGAAGGTCTTGCCGACCCCCCGGAAGGCTTGGATGAAGCGACGCTTACTGCCGCTTTCGAGGAACCTCGCGATGTCCTTCTGGACTCTGGTCGGCTCAGGCAGAAGCAAGAGCCGGGTCCAGCAGTACCAGATGAACTTGAGGAAAGAGCCTCGGAGTTGCTCGCGGGCGTCCATCAGTGGCGGAGCGCCGCAGCCTCCTCATCGACGTCGATGTCGAGGGACGCGAGGGTCGCCGACAGGTCATTGAGGGGCTTGTTGGAAGCCGGGGCGGTCACGTCGTTGTCCTTGAGGAACTTCATGACCTTGTCGAGGAGCTGCGGGTTGATGGGGAGGGGGTTGCCCTCCTCATCTTGCGCAGTCATCGCCCGGTGCAGCTCGTCTTTCAGTGCCCCGGCGAGCATCCCGTGGATGGCGTCGAGGAGATCGTTGGATGCGCGGCTCATGCCTGCTCCTTATTTCTTGGTAGGCAGCCAGTTGTGGAGCCACGTCCAGAGCTGCTTCGGGGACTCCCGTACGAAGTCGCCGATAGAGACCCGGAGGGCCTTTGCGGTCTCGAAGGCACCGACCCCTGCGGTGAAGCCGATGGCGTTCTTGAGGACGCCTTGAGCGCCCATAAGGTGTGCTGCGGCTTCACCCGCGTAGTAGGAGACGACGATGCCGACGATCAGCTGCAGGAACCTCTGGGTCCACGTCAGGGTCGTTTGTACGGCGATGGCAACAGCTGCCCCGAGGGCACCCGGAACGAGCGCCGATGCGAATGCGAGGATCGCTTCGAGAGCCTCGAGGAAGTATTGCTTCACAGTCCAGTCCATTTGTTGTCTGCCAGTGCTGCGCATAGCAGCACCGACAGAGCGATTAAGAGGTCGATCACGGTGTCATGTCCTTCACCATTCGTTCACAGCGCCAACTCCACGTGTCTGACAGCATCGCCCTTGCGCCGCTCGAACCGGACGCGCTTGGCGTTGGGGAAGTGTGTTGCCACACCTCCCCGCCATTGTTCCGGGGTCAGCGGCGTTCCGATCCAGCCTTGAAGGTGCAGGCAGTCGCCGTCCTCGGTCACCACGATCATGCGGCCATATTCTGGCCCGTCGCCATCGCAGACGCGCACTAGGTGCGAGCCGAGCGGCAGCGGCGTTGCGACGAGGCGCATTTATGGAGCGCCCCACGGTGAGTAGCCGGATGGTAGCGCATTCGCGAACGGGCGCTGTCCGCCATTGATCCGAATGCGCCCGCCGGGGTTTGTCAAACTGCCATACAAGTGCATGACGCCAGTGGCCGGCAGAACAAGACCGCCGGTTCCTGCTGGCAAGTTGCCACGCGTCACAAGAACGCCGTTACGATAGAACCAAGCCTGTCGGTTATCGAGATCGACTGCTATGCCGATGGTAGTGGCGGTCTCAGCGAACGCACTGCCGTCTTGGGCCACACCTGACTGCTGCGCATTGTTATCTTCGCTGTCATAGAAGACATTGCTGACAAACAGACAGCCGTCGAGGTTGTTAACCCCCGGCCTGTTGGCGGGAGACGTGATGTCCATTGTGCTTCGTGCTACACCAACGCCCGTGAGCCCGGTGGCAGACACGATTTCAAACTCGCCAAACCACTTGCCGGTAGAACGCCCAATGGCCGAGCGAATGCCGCTGGCCGCGCCTGTCTCGACAGAGACAATCATGTCCTGATTGTCGTTCTCAACCACGACCCCGGAATAGAAGTCGGTCGGACTCCATGTCGCAGACGCAGCTGCACCAGCGGCGGTCGTAATAGTGACCGACTGCGTGGTTCCACCGATAGTCACAGACGCCTGAACGGCGGTGGAGGCGCTTCCGCTGCTTTGCATCCGCAACGTCAGCACGTCGCCGTTACGGCATGTCCCTGTGTTGCCTTGTGATGCGCCCGCGAACCCGCGCTCCAAAGTGCCTGCCCCCGAATGGGTAAAGGTCGCGTCCACGTTTGGCCCGAGCCCGGTCACTACGAACCTGCGGGTGAAAGCGGTGCCGGTGGCGGCACCAGTTACGTTGCTTCCGAACCACGCGGAGCCTGTCGGAATTGAGCCGGTTGCTCCCGCCGCAATCGAGTCGAGAACTGCTTTGAATGTCTCGTTAGCCGCAATATTGCCGGCGGCACTCAAATGCACCCCGTCGCTAATTCCGGCGTTCGGATCACTCGCTGTGTTGAACGTCGGGTGCTCGCCGTACGGAATGTATGCGTCGGCCAAGTCCCGATAGTTGGGACGCAAAGCCGCCAACAACTCTGCGCGTCTCGCGTTGAAGGTAACGTGTGCTGCGTTGCGGCTGTCATACGGAGTCGGCGAGCTAATCGCGACCTTCATGCCGGTGGCGCGCACCACATCGGTGAACGCCTTGAGCTTCGGAACGTAGTCCGCGCCGTTGGTTTCGTTACCAAGTCCATTGGCCCCAATGAATACCGTGAGCCAATCAGCGCCCGTGGCTTGGATATTCGCCATTTGGCCCCAAAGACTGTTGCCGCCGTTATTGAGATCGGCAGGGACGCCAAGCACACGGCCATTGGCAGCTATAACTGTAACAACGGCTGCGGGGTTAGCGGTGGCCCACTCGCTTGCGTAGGTGCCTCCGAAGGTGATGCTGTCGCCAGCGACCGCCACACCGAACACATTGGGGATGTTGCCCAAACGCACCAACTCCGGTGCCAGTTGTGACACTTGTATCGCCCGCAGCGACGAGCCCTGCACAATCGGGATTAGATCACCCTCCGCGAGCGGCAGGACCGCCGCAAGAAGGGCGGTTATGCCCGAAGCGGTGAAAGCACCCGCGCCGGCAGGACCAGCAGGACCAGCAGGACCCGCAGGGCCCTGAGGGCCAGCGGTGGGGGCCACCCAGCCAACGGCTTGGTCCCCATTGCCGGTCTTGGCGAGAACCTGCCCGGTAGTGCCCCCGTTAGGGACAAGGGCGGCGTCCACGAGGGCAAAGTTGTCGTTGATCTTTTGCCCCGCCGTGCGGAGCGGGTCGCCGGTCCCATCGTTGGGAGCGGTGCCGATATTGATGTTCTGGATGGGCATCTAGGGGTGTCCGTTGGATTGCGGGGTGCGCTGTTAGGGGGCAAAGTAGCAGCCAGCGGTTATGCGCCAGATGACGTTTGTGGTTGCCGGACAGACAATCGTCGTGTTGGTGGCCTGCGCCGAGGCCGCGATCGGAAAAGCGAAGTCCTCGCGGATGATCTTATCGACGCCCTGCGCCGCCGCATCAGCCCCGAAGGTAAACGCCAGGTTGCCGGGGAGGTTGGTGGTTGTCACGACGGTGGGGGTGGCACCTGCGGTAAGGAGGGCCGCCGCACTGCGAACAATCGACAGATAGGTGATGTAATGGCGCAAGCCTGCGCCCGGCGAGTTTAGAGTGAGCGTGACCGCCGCACCGCTGGCACCTGTGGTGGTGGCGAGCGCCGGGGTCACCCTTCCCTGCAAGGAGTCATCAAGGAGGCACATACCGGCCGAAAGGGAGGCAACGGCGGCTCCTGAGGTGTAGGCCGTAACTCGCGCGCGAACCAAGCGGTAGCCCGCACAGTTACCGGCCCACACACCGGGAGCCGATCCTGCCACAGCCGCGACGTAGGCAATGGAGGCCACGTTGAGCGGGCGCAGCGGGATGGGCACCCAGTTGGTGCCGTCAACGGTTCCCGAGACTTCCACGGTCAAGTTGAACGTGCCACGCAGATCGAGCGTAATAGTGGTGCTGCCGTCGCAGGGCGTGATAACTTCGGCGTTCAGTGCGCCGAGGTTTCCGGCTGTAAAAAGCGTCTCTCGTGGGTGCAGCGTTCCGCCGGCACCAAGGTCTCTCGATAGTTTCGCCATTAGAAGGCACTCCAATTAAAACGAATGGGCCCCCCGTGCGGGGTGGCGAATGATGCGGTAACGGTGATCTCGTTGGTTCCGGGGGCCGCCGCGACACTCAGAAGGTCGATGAGGTCAACCGCGTTCTCGTCGTCGTCAGTGTGCGGCGCGAGGCTGAGCATGACCACGTCGCTGGGGGTTAGGCCGGGAGCGGGTAGAGTCGCAGTTGCCTCGATTGCCCCGTTTGGCACTAGGAGGACGACGCTGCCATACAGCGGTGCGAGCCCTGCCGGTCCTGCGGGGCCTGTGGGGCCTTCGGGGCCTTGCGGGCCGGGGACGGTGCTGGCGGCTCCGGTGGGACCGGCTGGGCCCTCAGGGCCCTGAGGACCGGCAGGGCCGGGCACGGTGCTTGCAGCGCCAGCGGGTCCAGCGGGTCCAGCGGGTCCCTGAGGACCGGCGGGGCCGGCAGGACCGGCAGGGCCCTGAGGGCCGGGAACCGTACTGTCTGCCCCGGCAGGCCCTTGGGACCCGGCAGGACCGGCAGGCCCCTGAGGCCCGGCAGGCCCTTGCGGACCCGGAGCGGGGGTGTTGGTACCGGCGGGGCCTGCAGGGCCTCTAGGGCCGACAGGGCCTCTCGCCCCAGTTGGTCCGGGTGGACCGGACTTATCCGCGACTGCGGCGGTGACAAGGCCCGCGATGAACGAGCGAAGAGTGGTCATGCGGTGGGTTCCTCAGACGCTCGCATCAGGCGGCGTCCATCGTGACGGTGGTCGAGCTGATCCGCGTCCCGCCATCCATGGTGGTCTCGGTCGCGCTCGGGGGGCCGCATGGGCAGCAGCATGATTGGCGGCTCGACGTGGCGTCCATAGAGACGTCGTCAGAGCTGAATAGGAGGTCCGTCTGGTCGAACGTGATGCCACGGGCAGACGGGTTACAGAGGCCGGCCAGCTCGTTGTAGATGGCCTCGACCAGCACCAAGCCTTCCTCAACAGCGGCCGCGTTGGCCTCCGAGTTCTCGTACCAGAAGCGGACGTCGGACCACTTGGCGGCCACGTCGGCCTGCTGGGTATCGACGATACTCTTGAGGGCCTGCGTATCGGAGCGCGCAGTCTGTGCCGCTGCTCTTGCGGTTTCGGCTGCGGCCTGAGCCGCTTGCGCGAGGGCCTGAGCTGTTTCTGCTGCGGCTTGCGCGTCAGCGGCGTCGGCCGCCGGGCCGGATACCTGACTGAGGACCGCAGGGAGACTGAGGAACAGCTCCGTCGTCCCTTCTGCATTCGTGAGTGGGTACCGACCATCTGCATTCGGACCCCCGGCAGGGGAACCAGTGAGCCAGTCGGCGAGCTGATCCTGCTGGGCGTTCCAGCGGGTCATCAACTCGACGAGCTGCGCTGATAGCTGCGCGGGGGTCGTCATGCGTGGTTACTCCGTAGAGATCACCCCCAAGGACTGGGTGTGAGCGATAAGCCCCATCGTCGAGGATGGGGCCGTGGATAGGGGCCGTGAAGTGACGGTCGCTGTGTACTCTGGGCTCAGGCCGCCGCCCGTGTCCGTGAAGGTCCACGAGCCGGTAAGGGTCTCTCTCCAGTAGCCCGGCTCGCTTGTGCCAAAGCCCGGCGAACAAAGGGTGGAGCCCGAGGCGCTGAACGTGGAGAGCAGGGTGCCGTTGCGACGCAGCTCTATGGTGACCGAAGGGGTCCCACTGCCATCGCAGGAGCCGCTGATCTCGACCTCGCGCATGCTCTCGTAGCTCACGATCACCGTCCGGGCACCGCCGGCCGAGCCGAAGATACCAGTCGAGATGGAAGCCGACGCCGACACCTGTGTCGAACGGGCAGCGTTCTTACGCACACCTGCGGACAGGGCACCGCCGAAATAGGCGTCGCCGTTAGTCTTAAGGTAAGTGATCGCGTTGGCCTCGGAGCATAAGGAGATCGCCATCTTCGGGCCGAACCACTCGATGAACTGGTTGGCCGAGCCGAAGCCCACACCCGCCACCTTCATATGAGAGCCGTTGTCCCAGACGATGCGTCCCGTCCCAACAAGCCAGTCCCCGTTCTGGGTGATGTTCGCACCCAGAGCGCCGGAAGTCAGCTTGGAGACATTCAGGTTCCCGATGTTCGCTTCCTTGATCCGCACGACGCCCCCTGAGACCTCGAAGGGTACCTGAGGAGAGTTGCCGGGGGTCACGATGGCGAAGCGGTCCGCAAGGATCACGAAGGACCCTGTGGCCCCGTCGTTGTTCTGGACGAAGCCGGTGACGTACCCATTGACGTCGAGGGACACGCCGTAGCGCGCCTGCAGCCCGTTGACTGAGCTTTGCAGGGTCGAAACGGAAGCGATGTTCCCGTTGAGCGAGGTGGACAGCACCGAGATATTCGAGGCCAGCGCGTTGTCGCCTGATACCCGTGCGTTCTGCTCGGTCACGATGGCCGCTTCGGCGATGGTGATGTCACCCTCGGCCGCTGTCATGCGAGTGAGCAGGCCATTGATCGCCGTGGCGTTCGCGCTGTCGCCGTTGGCCCGCGCAGTCTGCTCGGACAGGATGTCAGCACGGGCCGTGGTGATGTTACCTTCGGCGGTCGTGACGCGAGCCGTGAGAGCCGTGAGGTTGCTGGACAGGGCGTTGTCGCCGTTGGCCCGAGCGGTCTGCTCAGTGAGGACCGCCGCCTCGACGGTGTTGATGTCGGCTTCCGCTGTAGTCACGCGGGCTGCGAGAGCCAGACGGGCCGTGGCTTCTGCCGCATCCCCGCCCGCCCGTGCCGCCTGCTCCGCAATGATCGCGGCTTCGGCGGCGTTGATGTCGCTCTCGGCGTTCGTCACGCGGGCTGCGAGGGCCTGACGGGCTGTGGCTTCTGCCGCGTCCCCGTTGGCTCGGGCAGTCTGCTCAGTGACGATGGCAGCCTCGGCCGCCGCAAGGTCGGTTTCGGTGATGTCCACGCGGGCCGCTAGGGCTTGTCGGGCCGTGGCTTCTGCCGCATCCCCCGATGCTCGGGCGCTCTGCTCGGTTACGATGGCCGCCTCGTTGGTGGTCATTCGGGACCCGAGGGTGGTGACAGAGGTCGTGAGGGCGGCGTCGGCGTCGATGCGGGCAGTCTGCTCGCTCTGGATGGCTGCGAGGTTCGCGCCGTCCGCCGCCGTCAGCACCGACAGTCGCTGCGCAAGGCTCTCCGAGGGGGAGACCTTGACCTTGCTGGTGTCGAGGATGAACGACAGGTTGTCGCCGCTCTTGGCCCCGATAAGGTTGAGCGTTGTGACGATGGCTTGGTCGCCGGCTATCCGAGCGTCCCGCTCCTCTTGGATCAGGGTCAAGACGCCGCTGCCGCCGCCCCCGAGCAGGCCATCTACGACACCCACAAGGCTGTCGTGGTCGCCCCTGAGGGTGACGAAGTCCTGATCAATGCGGCTCAGGTCCAGCGCCTGCGCGGTGATAGCCTGCGCGTTCGCTTCCACGTTGAACGCCTGCGCGAGGATCGCGTCAGCGTTGAGGTCGATGTCGGCGATGCGGGCGCGGAAGTTGTCGAGGACCTGATCCTCTAGGACCAGCTCCGCCAGCTCCTGCGCGACGTCTTCGGGATTGGTGACGATGCCGAGGTTGTCCCCTAGACGCACCTGCGCGTTCCGCAGGCTGCGATCATAGAGGGACTCGACCTCCTGCTGCTTGTACAGCAGCTGCTGCACGGCAATGTTGAGGTCCTCGGCGGTGAGGATGTTCCCATCCTGAAACTTGACGAGCTGCTCCGAGGTGGGAGTGTTACGCTCGATTTCGACGGCAGCCCCGGCTGCAACTCCATCGGGCAGCCGAAGCCGCGTCGCTGAGAGCCACGAAAGGGGGAGCGTCGGGGTCCCATTGACCCGCACCTTGACGTGCGAGCGGTTGATGTAGGGGAACGGGACGTCGAAGTCGCGCTGCCCTGCAGCCGCAGCATAGGCCACGTAGGGTTGGGTCAATGGGGTTCTCCGTTTGGTTTATTCGAGGCTTGATGCGCGGGTGGGCGTGAGGCCCAGAGCCGCTGCGCTCTCGACGGCCACTTCGCGGGCTTCTTCCCGCTGTAGGCCTTCCTTCATGTACAAGGTGAACGACCGGGCCGTCTCGCGGTCGGCGAGGTACCCTTGGTTCTGCTGCTCGAAGATTTCACGGGCCGGTTCGTTGAACTGGCTCATGACCTCCACGACCGCCTCTTGGGCCTGCGAGCGATCCTGCAGGGACTGGAAGCCGGGGTCCTCGAAGAGTTGCCCGAGGGCTTGCTTCATGGTCAGGCCATCCCTGTTGTACGCCTCTTCGGCGCGGATGCGGCGCAGCTCCGATAGCTCCTCCGACGTCAGATCGAACCCCGCAGGGTCCGCCTTCCGAAGGCTGGTGATATCGACGCCAAGCTCGCGGAGCTTGAGGGTCACTTCGTCCTCGTCGGACACGGTGCCCGCCTTGATGCCGAAGAGGTTGGCCTCGACGACGTTGCCGAGCGCATCGCGCCGGGCCGGCAGGTATGCACCCATGCCGGGGGTCACCTTGGCGATCCGGTCGAGGGCTGTCGCGGCTTCGAGGGCGTGGCCGGCTATCGCTTCGTTGGCCTGCCGGAAGGTCCCCGAGAAGGGGATCATGCGCCCGGCGGAGTCGAAAGCGAACTTCTGGTAGTAGTCCACGATGGAGCCTTCCTTGGAAGTCAGCGCCTCGAACAGCTCGTTCAAGCCGGTGAGGTAGCTCTTCTCCAGAATGGCGTCACGGAAGCCGCCGTAGGCCACGGCCATTGCGGTTGCGATTGCATCGTCCTGACCGTAGCGGTCCCCGGACTCCTGCGATGCCTTCCACATCTGGCCGATGACACCTCCCATAGCGAGGCCCAGAGCGAGCGGCTCGAGCCGCCCGAACTCCACATAGCCCCCGCCCGGCAGGTTCACCCGGTGCGCTGGTGCGCCGCCAAGGTTTGCCGAGTTGGTGTAGTCGCCGTTGGTGATCGTGATTGCCCCAGTGGCTGCTGCGACCATGCCTGCGGCGATGATCGTGCCCCCTAGGTCCATCCGGGCCTGCTCCATTGCGCGCTCGATAGGATCGCTGCTGTTTAGCGCCTTCTTCGCCTCATCGGTGAACTTGCCCCAAGGGGTGTAGTTGACCAGCCCCCGCTCCATGATGCGGGTCGGGGTGGCGATGTAGGGGATCAAAGCGCCTTTCAGGACACCGAAGCCCGCCACGGTATCGACGGCGTTCGCCACAGTTGCCGTAGCGCGCCCGACAGAGGTCTGAGGGCCATCGAGGAACAGGACGCGCTCGGCTTCCTTCTCCGCGTTGTAGTCGCGCCGGATGAGCATCTGGTCGATGTCGTCCAGCCCCTCACCCGCAATGAGCTTGGCCTCGACCGCCTCAAGGATGTCCTTGGGCGGAATAGCGGACCACTCGGCAGTGAGTTGCGACACGCGCTTGGACAGAGCGTCGCCGGCCAAGCCTTCATCGAGAGCCTTCGCGGTCGCCTTGCCTGCCATCTCGGCGTAGACCTCCTTGGTCATCACCATCGCCCGGCCGTAGTCGTCGATCACGCCAGAGGCGATCTTCGCGCTTGCGGTGCCTAGTGCATCGACGGTGTTTAGGACCGTGGCCCCTGCGCGCTCTAGCGCGTTCACGAAGGACGCGAAGGGCATGTCCGACTGCGCCCGCTGTGCCAGCTTCTCGTTGAAGCCGGCGACGTCGGTCACAGCGAGGCGCTTTGCGAGGTCGAACTCGCGGATTGGCGGCGGGCGGAAGCCTGCGGCGATCATGGCCTGCCGGGAGGTGCTGGCGCGCTGGGCGGCCTTAGTGGACCCCGCGACCCCCGCGATGTTGCGGAAGCTCCCGAGGGCCTCCCACTTGATCCGCCGGGCTGCAGCGATCACGCCGATCTTGTGCGCTTCCCAGCGAACGGCTGCCGAAGCCTGCCGCTGCATGGTCAGGATGGTGGCGGCGCGTACGTCTCCAGACTGCCGGGCGGCAGCCGTAGCGAGAGCGCGAGCGCCGCTGCTTCTGATCCACGAGTGCAAGGGGACGCCCACGAGGTTCACCAGAGCGGTGGTGGGCGTCAGCACGGTTGACTTGAAGAAGGCCTCGAAGGTGTTCCGCGAGCGGAACCACAGGCTGGCCTTCTCGGCATGCACCGGGTCGAGCAGTATCTTGGAGATTGCCTCCAGCTTCGACATATCGCGGGTCTGAGCGAGCAGCTCGTTAAGAGCGTCATCGTCCAGCTTCGCCATCGCCTCGTTCACGCGCTTGGTGATCGTGTTGATGTCCTCGACATCGACGCCGTCAGCCATCTGCTTGAACATCAGCGAGGTCGAGTGCCGCAGCATGCCCAGCTCGCGCCCTGCGGCGCTCATGAGGAGCTGCCCCTTAGCGGACACGCGGAGAGCCTTGGACAGCTCTTCCGCCAGCACGGTGCGGGCTTCGCGCTCGCCCTTGAGGACTCTCGGCATGAGGTCCTTGGATACCCGTGCGAACTGTACGCCCGCGAGGGTCATCTGGATTTTACCGACAGTGGCCGAGCCTTGGGTCGCGAGGACCTTCTCGGTCAGCGTATCGAGCTGCCCCTCGGTCATGGTGGTGCCGTAGCGGGAGCGCAACTGGGCCTCGAAGGACTTGACGGTCCGCGAGCCGAGGTTGGCCTTGGTGAGGATACCCTCGCCAAGCTCGTACAGGATGTCGGCGACCTCAGGGATCACCTGCTCCAACTCCCCGAACTCCGAGAGGTCGAGGCCGAGGATTGAGCGGAAGTGCGGCTCCTTGGTCAGGTCCCCGCTCTCCATCGCGTCCATGAGCTTCTTCGCGGCGACCTTGGCCTGCTGCGGGGTGAGCTGCGCGATCTTGGAGAACAGGGCTTCCTTCTTGGGGACGTCGAGAAGCTCGTCAGCGGTCGCGAAAGCTCCCGGCTCGAGGTCCTTTGACTGCCGCCCGGTCAGCCGGTTGATTGCGGTGCGTGAGGCGTTGGGCGTCGCGGGCGAGCGCGGTGCGCCCGGAAGGCTCTTGCGAACATCGTTCAGGCCCTCGGCCGCGTCGTCTGCGGCACGGGACCCACCGCCCACAGGCTTGAACTCGAAGTCCAGCTTGGGGGGCTTTCCTTGGCGGAACTGCACAGCCCGTTGGTAGCCCGACTGGAGTAGGCGTCCACCTTGGAACATCGCCGTACCGACGATGAAGCCGCCGCCTGCGCCGAACAGGCCGCCCATAACGGCGTCGTCCATGCGGTCCATCGAGAACAGCTCTTCACTGTCGGCCGAGCCATACCCGTAGGCGGCCCCCATGACGCCGGCCTCGAAGGAGGCGCGTCCGATGTTGGACACCCCTGCCCGGCCCAGCCCCGCCGCCGCGCTGATGCGCGAGGTGGGCACGAAACCGCCAGCGAGCTGGCCGGTGAAGTAGGAGCCGGGGTTGTCGTCTTCGACCTGCCCCATGACCCCGCGAGCGAGGCGCAGGTTCTCTGTGTAGGATCGCTGGCCGAACGGGGTGATGATGCCTGCGAGGATTTCGTCAGCAAAGCCGAGGGTGACGGTGTCCGTTACACCTACGGCGAACGCCGAGATCGGGTTGCTGTCCACCTCGTCGAAGTTGTACTGCTCTGGCTCCCTCGCGGACACCCGCCGTGCCCCCGAAGGAACCGCAGGTGCATCGCTGGGCGCGGGTGCGCCCGACTGGGCAGCCTTGAGCCGCGCCTGCGCTTCCGCGAGACGCTTCTGTGCTTGTTCCTTGGGGGTCATAGGGGGTCCTGTTGGTTATCGGCCGGTCGAGGCCCCATTGACCCCGCCGGGGGTCCTTAGGGAGCGTACGAGCTTGGCCTCTTCCTCTAGGAGGAAGGCTTGGGAGTTGAGGGCCGCCGTCTCGGGGTCCTCGCCGTTGGCGATCTCGTTGGTGAACCGGCCAGCGGCGCGATTTACGAGGGCCTCGTACTGAGGAGCGAGAGCGCGGGCGCGGGCGGGGTTGAGACTCGGATCGAGGGCCATCAGGCGTCCTGAGGGGTCTTCCGCCGCCTCGGACAGGAGCGTTCTCTGCTTACGCACGACGTCGCTGTTCTCGATTGCGGCCTCCATAGAGTTTGCCACGCTGTTCACGTTAGAGAGGATAGCTCCTGCGACCTCCACGTCGCTCACCCTGAACGCTACTTCGCGGGCTGCCCGGCGCGCCTCTGCGGCGGTGAGCCTACCACGAAACAGAGCCCCAAGGATCACCTCGGAGCCCTCGCGAGCGTTCTGCTCCCGACGCTTGTTCTCTTCCCGCTCTGCCCGGCTTTCGTCGCGCTCGGCGGCCGCCTCTCGGCGGTCTGCCTGACGCTCCTGCAGCTGGATCAGCGACTGGACGTCTTCGGTGCCGATGTTGCCGGCCTCCCACTCGCGGATGATGTCGTCACGGGTGGTTACGTTGCCACCGATCCCTGCGAGACCCAGCGCGAGCCGGGTGCCGTTGACCGACTGGTCCTCGGCGAGCTTGGTACGATAGGCCCGACGCATACGGTCCGTTGAGGCGGCATACAGCTCGTCCATCCGGGAAGTCTGCTCAGGTGTGAACTGCACGTCCTCGATCCCTACGATGCTGACCATTTCACCCGAGCGTTCGAGCTGGGTGATAGGGTCGGCGAAGGGGTCGCGGAGGCGTAGCGCAGGCGTTACCGGCGCGGCAGTCGCGGATAAGTCCGGTCCCGCCGGACCAACTGGGGTCGCGCCAAAGAACTCACGCGCCGCCTTCATGCGGTCGCGGGTACTCTTCTGGTCAGAACGCTCGTAGAAGCGGTCGATGGCACGGGCTGCTTCCTCAGGCGTCTCCGCGTTGAGGATGGAGTCCCGCTGCTTCTTCGTCATCCCGGCAGCTTGGTAGTTGTCCAGCTCCCACTTGATGAACT